CTAAAAGATGATCAAAGAGATGTCCAGCTTCATGATCTACAGCACCCTTAACACCTACAATCCCTTCCGGCAAACTTTTTAAAAGTGTATTTATATCGCGCCCATAATTTGGGTTTATGCCTACACCCGCGAATTTTTTTAATATTTCATCATCAGGATAAAATGTTCTTGCTATTTTTTTTGTATCATTCAGCTTGTTTAAATCGGCAATTCTATATTGTTCGATAATGGAGACCATTTCTGCTTTGCTTTTTCCGGGATTTGCATTATAGGCTTTAATAATTCTAATTATAGAAAGCCTTGGTTCAATCAATTCATTTTGCATTTCTGTCGAACCTACAAAATTAACCATATTTTTTAATTCCGGGAACTCTTTGAAATTATCCGCAATATGTTGATTCCATTCATTCGCCACTCTGCTGTCAATTCCCGAATAATCAACATTTTCAATTCCCAATTCATTACGGGCAAATTCTTCCGCGCTTTTTCTGGCTGCTTCCTCTGCCGCATCAACAGGCTGATTATCATCCGGTTCTATAAGCTTTTCTCTTGCTTCCATGAATTCTACTTCCAGCCCATACTCCCGCGCTCTATCCTGCATCGCATCGGTAAGATCCCACCATGAGTCAGATTTTTCTATCGGATATTTCCCGAAGCCATCGGCAGGTTTATAATCAGGATCGCTCTTGGAATAAAACTTTTCTTCGCCGCCTGCGTCGTCAATTTCCGACTGGTCATAAATGGCGCGGACTGTTGTGCGGCAGTTAAAATGAAAAGGCGGCCACATTGTATCCCAAACAGGATCGTCGTAAGGGCGGCGAAACGGCGGCGATGTAAGGGCATGGCAGGTTTCAGTTTGCCTGTCATCGTCAATGCCGATTAATTCAAGCGCGATTGGCGGCACTTCCTCAAAGCCGATGGCGCGCCCCACGTTATAAGCTGTCGATGTGTTTGTGCGGTAAACAGTTTCGTAATACCAGCCCGCGCCCTTACCCATTCCAGCAGCGTCAGCGAGCTGTCCTTCTGTCATTTGTAAAAATTCATTCATGCCTGTGCCTTGTTCCATCGCGTTTGTAAGCATTGACTGCACATGACGCACAGCGTCGCCATCAGCGAGGCGGCTCACTGTAAACGCGCGGTAACGCATTTTGTCGGATAACGCGTAATATGTTTCACGGTCTACAGGCAGACGCTTACTCATGTACGCGACAGCTTCCTCATAAGGCAGAAATTCTTCAGGCAAAGGCTCTGCAAAATTATTTTGGTTTGTTTCCGGCGTCATTCCAAGAAGCAAGGCTCTTGTAAAAACCTCCGCCGTTTCTGTCATAACGTTATAATCGGGAGGCAGGACATAATTTGAATTGAGTATGGAAGGATCTGCGGCTACCATCATAACGTATTCTTTTAAACGCTTTCCAAAACTCCGAGCGATTGCAGGGCGGTAAAGGTTTTCTAAGAAGTCAAGTTTTCGTGCGTTTCTTCGGGCTTGTACTAACCGCGATTCTTTGTCCGCAAAAAAAAACTGTTTTTGTATTGATCGCTGAACATCGCACCGCCTGACGGTTTAACAAATGCATCTTCCGGTTTTTCCGGGCGAGGCAGATGAACTTTGTCGTAGAGCGCGTTAAGCGATACAGGAATATTTCTGTCGATAGCGTCGCGTATTACTTCCCAATCCGCAAAATCCGTTGAATCGATATCGAACATTGGAGCTGCCGCGCCTGGAAAATTGACATTCACAAAATAATTAAAAAGATACTGTATTGACCGCTGCATTAAATAAGCGTCATGAATGGTTGTTGATTTGTAAGTCTCTGAATGTAAAAGCCCCTGGCTTTTTGTCCCAAATTGCGCTTCGCTAGTCATTAAAGACTGCGCGGTAATGCCGTAAGAAATTTCCTCATTACAAACTTTGACAATCGTTTCAAAGTCTTTAATCGCGCCGTCAACAACTTTTATTTCTTTGATGTTGGCGAACGCGCCTGAAGATCCGCTTCTCATGTTTTGGATAACAGGAGTTAGCTCTGCGGATCTTCTTTGCGCTTCTTCTGCGGTTTTTGTATCAAAAATGGCGAGAATTGAAGGAACGCCCAATCTCTCCGCCGCCATTATCCAAAATTTAAATCCGAGCTGTTTAAATTTCCACGGCCAGTAACAGCTCCGCAGCGCAGGAGTGCCCCAAAGATTCCCGTCGCCTTTGTCGTTTCTGTGTATAATAAACTTATTAGGCTCATCAAGCGGTTTGTTTAAAACGGATAGATAAGGCACCCCGTAATTGCCGCCGTGAGGAAAATTAATCGCTGTTCTTGGAATTGGGATAAAATCAGCAGGGACATAAAAACCATCTTTAAAATCCCATACAACCTCGCACAACGCTATGCCGTAAGGAACTGCGTTTAATAAAATCGTGTTGAGTTTATAAATTAAATTGAACGGAATATATTTGCGGCACGCTTCGTCTACGGCTTTGTTTCCGCTTTCCGTGATACTGCCGTACATCTGCTGTACGCGATCCTTTCTGTTTTCGACTAACGATTCAATTTTTGGATCGTTCATCATCTTTGTGAAAACTTCCTGGCTTTCGCCTACAGAATTAAGCCAGCTGTTCGTATCGTCCATGTAGCCGACGATCGTGCGCATTGATGAAGAGAGGTCTATAATTTGTGTTGTCAATTCCTGCGTTTGCGCAGCTTTGTTTTTTCTACTCATTATCAGTACCCAAGAAACATTGTATCGTTTCGCGATTCAGTCAAGACGATTACAGGAGGAGCGTTGGCGCTTCCTTCTTCCCATGCGTACAGGCACATCGCCGCTGCCACAGCTCCATCGCCGTGACGTTTATTTTTCGTGCCGTCCCTGTCGGTCTTTTCTTCGCGCGGTACAACAGGCTGCCCGTCTTTTAAAATAATTATTCCAAAGTCGGAGAGAATATATTGATCATCAGGTAACGGAAAATCGCGGTCTTCCAGTCTGCTTTTTAATTTTTGCAAATTATCAGCGTACCAGGCTCGTGTTATCATCACCATTTCCGCGCCGCAGGGCAGCCGCTGCGCGGCGACTTCAGCGAGAGCTTGCCCGTTACCTCTGGAGTCAATCGCGGCGTTCCCCAAATTGCAATTCTGGTTAATTAACCAAAGGAGCTGCCACTGCTGATCGTAAGGCACGTTATTCAATTCAATAATGATTCTGCTTTCCAGACTTTGCCTATTACGTTCTTCGCCGATCCAGATTACAGATAGATTTCCGCTTCTCGCGAAGTCCTGCCCGAGAAAGCAATTTCCTTTAATTTTTTGCAGGATTGGCTTAACTTCAGTATTAAACCAGTCGTCGATTTCTTTTTTCCGCATAGCGGGATCAACCCACATGAAGCTGTCGTCGCAATCGAGCCGCACTATAGGCAATTTGTCCGGGGCAACAGCGCAAACGGCGAGCATTCCATAAGGGAAATACTTAGAGCCGCCGCGCGAAGGTATAACATCTAGCTCTTCTTCGGCGTTGGATTTATAAATGTCGCGGATTTCATTAACAAATTCCTTTTCACCTTTAGCGGACCACTTCTTTTCATTCTTTAAACAGATGCGCTTGTATAAACCTTGATTTACAGCGTCGTTGAATGTGGTGCGGTGAACGCTCCACTTTTTTTCTTTGCCGTCGCGGATACTTTTTAGAAAAAGGCAGAACGGGCTGTCGTCTCCGTTATGCGTTGATATAATAGAAAACGATCCCGCCCAGATAAGAAGGGCGAGCGCCGCTTTTTTGATTTCGTCAAATTCGTCAGTGAAAGCGGCTTCATCTAAAACGATGCGCCCTTTCTTGCTTCTTATCGCGTAAGCTACGCCGGGCATTCCGACACATTCGCAGCCGTTAGAAAACTTGATGCGGTAAACAGTAAAGAATCGTTCGTTTTCTTCAATGATTTCTTCTTCAAGTTCGCCCGCCGCGACATTTACAATTTCAGCCCAAAATTTACAATCAAGAATGAACTGCCTTGTCATGTCCTTGTTATATGAAAGATAATATGTATTCTGCCCTTTGGACCCTTGCGTTTGCAGAACAGAGTTAAGAGCCTCCGCGTATGACGCTCCAATACGACGGCTCTTTTCCCATATTTTAAGAGGGCTGTTATCTTCCAGCCATTTTTTCTGGAAAGGAAGCAGCAGCTCTTCTTTTGTCAGTTTTACATTTACTAAAGAACTCATTTATTTAAACCAAAGACTTCAGCTTTAATGAAGGCGAGCTTTTCATCAGAGATGCCCAATTTCTTCTGAACTTTTTCAAGTTTCTCCCCTGCGTCTAAAAGCCCCTGTTTGCGGCCCTTTTCAAAATTAAGCTCGACATTCGCGGCGAGTCCGATGGCGCGTGATACCTTGGTAAGCAGAGCGATCTTTTTCTCCGCGTCTATCTCTTTAATGTCAGCGATTTCCATCTCTGCTATTTCATCCAGAAGCTTTGTCGCGGCGAGCTGTAATCCCGCATCCGCAATGCTTAATCTTGGCGTTTTATTTGTCGCGGCAATTAATAACTCCGCCCATTCCTGTTTTGATCGCAGTTCCTTAAGCCGGGCCGCATGAGTTTTTAAAGCGCGACCTACAGCGCCCTTGCTAACCTGAAAACCCTGCCTTGTGAGTTCTTCGGCGATATCTTTTTGCCTCTTCCCCTGATTGATATACATGCCGACTATTTTATCAACCAAGCCCTGCAACTCAATTTTACTTCTCTGCGGCACGTCTTCCTCCCTTTAACGATGTGACAGTATCCCTAATAAAATCGATTTTTGCCTCGACCGCTCCCAAATGACGAGCAATATTGATTTGGATATTTTTAGTTTCTCCTTTCAGTTCGGCAATATCCTGTTCGTTTTTGTCTGATTTCCTTTCAATCCGATTTAAAACTTCTCCCTGCCTTCCCCTGTCAATACCGATTTTAATCCAAACAGTTATAAACCCTATAACAGTCATAGAAATTGTAATGAGCCCAATAATTTCATTTTCCATTTTTCCCTCCCAAGAAAAATCCTCCGATAAATATTAAAGCGGTGCTAATCCAGCTCGCTATCGCTAAACTCTTCCATTTTTTTGTTTCGTCTTTCTGCCTCGTCCAGTGTTCCCATAACACGCTGTATTCCGATCTCAATAACGCGACTTCCGTCAAGAGCGCTGTCAATTCCACTTCCGATTTCATTAGCGACGCTTCCGATTCCTCCAACCTCGTTAATGCTGATTCTAATCTCTTCTGAAGCATCTCTGACAGTTCCAGCAGCGTCTGTGATCGATCCTTTTGCGTTTTCAACTCGCCGCTCAACTTTATCGTAGCCGCTGACATCTGCTGCAGTTCCTGCCTGATTGCGGATAATTCCAAATCTGTCAAATATATACCCTCCGCAAAAACCAAGGCAGAACAATAAAACGCCAGCAATAATACCGCGCATAATCTTCTTAGAAACATACTTCATCTCCAGAGCTCCTTTTCTTTTTATTAGATGATCTTTTTTTATCCAAATGAATTTTATCTTCCCAAACATTAGCGGCTAAATACCCGATAATAGGACCCACCATCAGTGTCGCGAGACTATTAAAGCCTGTCATGTCTTTTATAACGATGACTGTAATAAGCACCATCGACCAAAGAGCGATCCAAACTTTTACAGAACCAAGTTTTCTTAATACGTTCTTCATTTTTCAAACCTCTTTATAATATGAGCCCATTTTGTTTTTGCTGAAGATTGCGGCTTCATGATTCTTACAAAATCAGCCATTGGCATTTTTACGCCTTTGCCGTTGTGGTTTTTGTAATCCGCGCGGTAATCACCCCATGGATCGTCGATAATAAAATAAAACCCTTTTTCATCGTTCCCATATCCGGTAAGAGCAACCACATGATTAAGAGGCTTTCCGTTTTGCTGAAAAACACCGGAAACAACAGCGGCGCCGCCGAAGGTAATCGCCTCTACGATATCTGCGGCGCTTACCGCTTCGCGGAATGTTACAGCCGCAGGATCGAATCCAAAAGATTTAAGAAACCTTCCAGCCCCGTAAGCGAGTACAGCGTGCCATTGGTTCGGAGGTGTTTCTTTTTTGGGATCGATTTGCTCCCAGCGTTTCAATGTCGCCGCGTCTGAATAAATAAAGCGCATAAGCGCGTCTTCCGGCTGCTCGCCTTTAGGCGCGAATGTATCAACAGGATAGCCCGCGGCGCACAGCGCTATAATCATAGATGTTACGTTACACGCGGATGCCGGTTTTTCTTTATTGTCACGCTGGCTGCGGAATGGTTTACCTTTGCCGTTATCTACTTCGGTTTTCTTAACATTGTTGTCATTCTCATTATTTTGGTCTTCGAGCGTTTCTTTTTCTTTCATGATTTATCTCCCATGGCTTTAGTGTATAAGACGCTAATGCCGGGGAGCCGTAATGGGGAAGGCTAGTAGATTTTATATCTAATTAAATTTTAAAATTAATTTTAATTACATTCTGAAAAACAATTTCTAATATCGTTACAAAGATCATGGAACACTCTATCCATTTCATATTCTTTCATTTCTGATAAAGGTTTCTCTATATTCTTGTATACTGCTTGATAATCTTTAATATAAATTTTTTCTCCATCTTTTCCATTGATATAAAAATCTTTTATATTTGAAAGTCTGACTGGAAACCACATGATCTTTACATTGGCTTTCTTAGCTTCCTGTAATAATTCGGGCAGTTCTTCATTATATATAAAATCCGAAGTAATAAATGTGGGAGAAACCAAAAGAATTGCAACTTTGGCTATAGAAAGATGTTCTTTAATTTCTTGTTTCCATTCGTCTCCGGTTTTTATTGCATCGTCATACCATATTTTTATTTTATTAAACTTTAATTGATCAAGGTATTCTTTTAATTTATTTAAATATTTTTTATCTTTGTGTGAATAGCTGATAAATACTTCATGCCGATCTTGCATTAATATTTCCTTATTAAGAGACTGTTTTAATATTTCTTTAAATCGCTCATTATCCATTTTTTTAATATCCTCCTCGTTGAAATTAATTGAACGAAGTAGCTTTCTCATATCAAACTCCGTATCCTTAGGAGATTCTATAATGTTTTCTAACTGGGTTATTGGAAATATATCTTCTTTTTTTTCTGTTTCTGTCGAACTTTCAACTGTTTGTTCCCCGTTATTTTCGTTAGAATAATGTTTAGCTAAAAATGAAATAGAATATTCATCACCTACGTCTGCTGCTTTTTTATACCATTCAATAGCCTGGTCTAAATCTTTCTCAACACCAATACCATGATAATAACTATATCCTAGCATGCGTTGAGCATAAGCATCGTCTTGATCTGCTGCTTTTTTATACCATGTAAAGGCTTTTTTTAAATCTTTTTTTACACCTTCGCCGTTATAATAAATATTACCTAATAAATTTTGGGCATAAGAAGAGCCTTGATCTGCTGCTTTTTTTAACCAAATAACTGCTTGTTTAAAATCTTGATCAACATCTTCACCAATATAATAAAAATACCCGATCATATTTTGAGCGTGGATATTGCCTTGATCTGCTGCTTTCCTATACCAAATAACTGCTTGTTTAAAATCTTGATCAACACCTTTACCGTCATAATATAAATTACCTAACGCTGTTTGAGCATAAACATCGTCTTGATCTGCTGCTTTCTTATACCAAATAATTGCTTGCTTAAAATCTTGATCTACGCCTTTACCGTTATAATATAAATTACCTAATGAAGTTTGAGCATAAGGATAGTCTTGATCTGCAGCTTTTTTATACCATGAAAAGGCTTGTTTAAAATCTTGATCTACGCCTTCACCGTCATAATATAAATTACCTAACGCTGTTTGAGCATAAGCATCGTCTTGATCTGCAGCTTTTTTATACCAAATAATTGCTTTTTTAATATCTTTTTCAACGCCTTCACCGTTATAATATAAATTACCTAATGAAGTTTGAGCATAAGGATAGTCTTGATCTGCAGCTTTTTTATACCATGCAAAGGCTTGTTTAAAATCTTGATCAACGACTTCACCGTCATAATAACATTCCCCTACCATCCATTGAGCATAAGCATCGTCTTGATCTGCTGCTTTTTTATACCATGCAAAAGCTTGTTTTAAATCCTTTTCAATATTATTACCAAAAAAATAATATGCTCCTAACATTACTTGAGCATCTATTTGGTTTTTCTCTGCTGCTTTTGTAAACCATTTTATTGCTTGTGTATAGTCTTTCTTTTCATCGTAAATTAGACCTAGAGAAAATTGAGACTCTTCATCCCCCGATTCTGCAAGTTTAATTAAGTCCGTCAGTGTTTTATTTTTCTTTCTCGCCATAACTCTTCACCCCTTTACAAAAAAATAAAATCGATCACTTTTACATGAGTGAACATGTATCAAAAACCTCTCTAAACCCCGCCCCTCCGTCCCGGCACTATAACCAAAATTGCCCTCACCTTACCGACAATCGACAAGCTCTCCGCGCTCTCTGTAATGCTCTCATACATCTTGTTATCGCTGATAACCCTGTACCCATCCGATTTAAGCTGAACTCTTTTGACATAAGAAGTGTCATGGGTCTTTAAAACATAAATCCCGTCGCCGTCCCATCCGCCGCCGTCACAGACAACAAGATCACCATCGTGCAGGGTCGGCTCCATGCTGTCACCCTTCACAGGCAGACCCGCCAAGTGTGGATATTTTGATAAATGATGCGGAACCTGAATATACCTTACAGGGGTGTCGTCATCATCAAGACCATTACCATACCCGGCGGAAGCGGCGTTTTCCAGCAGAGGGATTACAATGCCGTCTTCTAACCCTTCGGCTCCTTCGTAGACAAGAGGGATGCCGGGAGGGTCTTTTTTTAATTGGCTTATAGAAGCTAACTTGTCAACCTTTTCAGGCAAAATTTTTTCAACAATAGGTTTACTTGTTAGCTTACCTTCAATTTCGCCTGTCATATACCAGTGTATGTTCAATCCGATTTTTGCTAGATCAACAAGCACTTCTTGAGGTGGGCTCGTTTTATCTGTTTCGTAGCGAGACCAATTTCTAGGAGGTATATTGAGGACTTTAGCCATTTGCGTCTGGTTTAGACCTCGATCTTCCCTGAAATGTCTTAATCTTTCACCTTTGGTCATTCTTTGTCTCATTATTTAATATTTCGTCATATTTTTACTTGACATTAGTCATATAATGACGATAAAATGATTATAGACAGGCTGACATATTAGCCTTAGTCAAATAATGAGAAGGATGGTCGTCCTGCAAGAGTTCCACCCTTCCTCATACCCCATGTTACAGGAGGTATTATGAGTTTACCACAGCAGAGGGCTTCCTACAAGGAGAAATATCCCTCAACAATTCGGCTGCGACCTGTTTATAGTGAAGGTCGCTATATAAGATCGCTTGCAGTTCGTCACGGTCTTTCGTTAAAAAAAATCACAGATATTTTAGGTGTTTCCAGAACTAGCATTCATTGTGTTATTTACGGCAAACGCCGCTCTGCTCGCATCGAATCCGAAATAGCAAAGATTCTCGGGCATTCAAGCTGGAACGATGTTGTGCTTGAAGCGCGCAGCGAGATTCAAAAAAAGCCTGTTGATGTCATTGTCCGCGAGATGGAACAAAAACTCGACGCGAAAATTAAAGCGGTTAAAACAGACATGGCAGCTCATATCGCCGAAGGCGTGAAGAGGATGTCTGGGAAGAAAACAAGGAGGGGAGCATGAGATACGGAACAAAGTCGCAGGGAAAGATAACAACTGCTAAAGGATGGGATTGCAATAAGGCGATTAAAGAAACTCGAGCTATTGTCAGCGTATACAAAAAAATAACTGTAGACCTTGTACGCAAATTGTATTCAAGCAAAGAACATTTAAACAATCAGAAAAAAAACATTAATTCGTTAGCATGGGCAGATTTTTGTGAGCAGATCGGAATGGATCGAAAAACAGCTGACGCATGGCTGCGTCTTTATGATCCATTCGAACTAAGTAAAGCTGGAAAAACGAAAAAGGTAAAAGCATGAAAGCATTAAAAACCGCATATTTTAAGCCCAAAGCAGATGTCAACTATCTCATCTGTAAAATGTTTTGGCTCTCTTTTGTGCAAAACAATTTCTGTTTCAGCATCATCAATTGCTCTAAGAAAAGCTTTAGCCCATCCAGAGTGATTACGTTTTTTGAAAAAGAGGCGTTTCAGGTTTGTCTCAATAATCTTAAGATCGCCCTTCTTGCACAAACCCAACGGCTTAAATATACGTTGGTAGAAATTTTCAGTTCTTTCTTTAATAAGAATCCACATAGCAAAGTTAGTCATAAAAATCCCCCATGTTACGAGTGTATTAAAAGAGGAGGAATTTGCCAACCTCAATGCAAGAAAAGAAAAGGAGAAAACAATGAAAGAACTAACTAATTTTGAAAACGGTTTAAATATTTTTTGTACTGAATGCAACTCATTTTTCAGTGTGAAAGAAGGACCAGAAGGAGATCAATGCGTTCAATTCTGTCCTTTCTGTGGATGCGATGAACTTATATTCGATATCGATCAATTTTTAGAGCACCTTACAGATTCCGATATCGATCCCGTCGGTTTTTTCAAAGCATTCCCGCCGGATGAACCAATTCCAAACTCACGAACAGGCGCCACACCTAGGCAAGTCGCTATCATTCTCGATCTTGTTACAAAGAGGCACGACATACCATTGACAGTGGAGAGCATAGCCGGGAATTGCGAAACAACACAGGAAATAGTCAGAAAAGTTTTTGAGGAATTACACATAACAGAAAAACCATAAAGGAAAAAAGGGAGGGGAACGAATGAAACATATCTACATTTGCGGTCCGGTAACCGGAAGAAGACCGCAAGAAGCGGTTAAACACTTTGACGGAACAGAGAAGAAACTCCGTGAAACGTTTAAAGAATCTATTGGGATAGTAAACCCTATGCGCTTGTGTTCGTCCGAAATGGACTGGCACAAAGCGATGAGGCTATGCGTCAGCGAGCTTGCCAAGTGCGGCGGTATCGCGCTCTTGCAGGGTTGGCAGCGTTCCAAAGGCGCGGCACTTGAATTAAAGCTAGCGCAGGAGCTGCACATCCCGGTTGTCTTTGTCGAACAGCCGGTCGATTACATCACCTTAAACGAATTATTCACAGCCGCGCCTGAAACATTACGTTTCTACAACGCAAGTATAACAAAGTTCCACAAAGAAGGCATGGAAGAAACGTTAGCCGAAAACCGCGCAGTACTGGAACTTACAAACAGATACCTCGACCCGTATGGGTTTGAGTATATAGAAATCAAGGAAGGGGAATTGTTATGAGTACTAAAACAAAAGCTAAAACGAAGTACACCAAAGAGCAAAGAGCCGAGATGATAAGTCAAGGCAGAAAAGTTGCTGATGGCGTATTAAAAAAGCAGCCGGTTAAAATTGAGCAAACATTTATGACTGACGCCCAGGGCAGAAAAGTGCCGGAAAATCTTGTAAAGGACATAGACAAAAGAAGAGACGAGATTGTTCGTCTAATTGCCGCCAAAGCTCTTGAACAAAAACAAAGATTAGCAGAGTTCAAGGAAGAAATCCGCGAGCAAATTTATTCATTTGTTGAACTTTCCGCCAAAGAATACGGCGTATCATTCGGCGGCAAAAAAGGAAATATATCTCTTTTGTCTTACGACGGTAAATACAAATTGCTTGTTTCCATGAACGATAACATCACCTTTGATGAACGTCTGCAGGTAGCGCGTGAACTCATCGGAAAGTGTATCGAAAAATGGAGCGACGGCGCACGCTCTGAAATCCGTGTCCTTGTAAACGACGCGTTTCAGGTTGATAAAACAGGAAAGATTTCTACCGCACGCGTTCTTGGTTTGCGACGACTGGACATTCAGGACAAGGACTGGCAAAAAGCGATGACGGCAATCACCGAGAGCGTGCAGGTAACAGGCACCAAACAGTATTTGCGTATATATGAACGCGATGCAAATGGTGAGTATCAAATGATCCCGCTCGATGTAGCGGCGCTGTAAGGAGTGGAACATGGATTTTACTAATTTTAAAGATTTAATTACTCGATACCGCAAAAAGGAAATTACCAGAGATAACTTTATATCAGCGTTGGCTTTTGAACAATACAGGCAGGGCATTTCCAGATTGTTTTTTCACAGCGATATTAAAAAGTGGGTAGCAGTATGAGCAAACAAAAAGATTCCGGGGCAGCTCTTGCATTGGACAGAGCTGTTCACCGATGGGATTATGACGTTTCTGTTTCAAAAATGCGTCCTATGGTTAGGCAGTGGAAAAAAGCAACAATAGAAATGCTGCGGGAGTTATACCTTGCCAGAAAATTTCTAACTGAACAGAAAGGGCAATATAAAGATCCGGATGCGGATAATTATCTGCTTTATTCATGGAGCAGTTACTGCGAAGAGATTGGCATTTCGTATCAGTCCGCTAACAACTGGTTAAAACCATTCACTCCAAAGGAACTGTCTGATACCGGCAAAGATGTGCTGATTCTCGAAGCGCCTATGAAAACAGAAACTACGCCCGCAGAACTCGCTCTTATGGAATCACGCATTCAAAAAGTCTTAGAAGGAAACCCGCGCCCAAAAAACTGGACTGACAAAGAAGAAACGGAACTTAGACGACGCATGGAGAATGCGCGTTATGCAAAGCTTGCGGAAGACTGGAACGAGCCTGCGATATCAAAATCAAAGCAAGATTATTTCGCCAACATTTTAAAAAATTCTAAAGACATCGTTAATTTCAAGCTTGAGGATCGTAATCAGATATACGCACAAGCTGCGATATTTGATCACATCGACGCGTATTTAAAAACATTCACAATACCAGAAGTAAAAGCGAATGCCGCTTTTAATCTAGCATTAAAAACGCGCAACTACGCGAATGAAATTGCGGAAATGGCTATTCAATTTTTAAGCAAATCAACTCTTGCAAAAGATGAGGAGAATGATGGCGAATAATCCGTTTGCTTCAGGTTCAAAGATCGCTAAAATGGCTGCGGTGTATAACGGCTGGCTTCGCCGTGACGCATTGGCGCCGCTTGCTCTGACTTATGAATCGCTGTCGCGTGAATATGGCGTGTCGGTTTCTTCAGTAAAGCGTTACATCAGCCATATCACGATTAATGGGTACCAGCCGAAACAACATCAGCCGCGCCCGCTAGCGGCGTGGGACACCGAAGCGCTGGAATTCTTCAAACGTATCTATCTGATGATACGCCGCGACGTAGGCCGCTGTACTGTCCGTAACGCTTATCAGCAAACGGTTATTGCCGCAAAGAAAAACGGTTGGAAGGTTGGATCTGAACCTTCGGCTTATGTTCACGCGCGGGAGATACATGCCGCATTGAAGCTCTACGTTAAAGGCGGCAACCGCGCGCTGGACAATCTGTTCTACATCGCGCGTGATTTATCAAACCTTCGTCCGTTCCAAATAGTTGTAGGCGATCAACATCGCTTTGATTTTTGGGTAATAGACGAGAAAGGAACGTATTTCCGCCCTGAATGTTATCTCTGGCTCGATATGCGCACGCGTCTCGTTTACGGCATCGCCTTTGACAGAAATTACAACAGCCGCACAGTGTTACGCGCGCTTAAAATGGGTGTTGAGCGTTTTGGTAAGTTTGAAAGCACCTACAACGATAACGGCACAAGCGAAAAATCGGCGGTAGCGGATTACACCATCGATCAACTGCAGCAGTACGGTATGACTTTCCGCGATGAAGGCGATTTATACCGAACCGAAACCGGCGCGTATGTAGTAGAAGGAGCTGACGGTAAAACAATCTCTGTGGCTAAGTCAAGAACAGAATGGAAAAAACAAAACCGCAGAATATACGCGAATGTAAAGAACGCGAAAACTAAACCAATCGAGCGGTTCTTTTCCACGCTGGAACAAATTCTTGCGGATCTTTGCTTGCCCGGCTATGTGCGCGAAATTAAAGGCAGCGCGGCCGAAGAGGAAGAATCAAACCGCCGCCTTGAATGGCAGAAAAAAAGCGGCTACATTCTTACCCTCGAAGAATTCGCAAATCAGGTTGTTAAAGCGATTGACTGTTACGAACACCGTACGCATGGAACGCTCAAGCACAGCCCGCAGGACGATCTCAAACATGCGATTAACACAGAAGGATGGCAGCCGTCATTCATCGAGCCGCAGGATTTATACTATCTATTTTTGGAACGAGCTTACGCGACAGTCAGAGGCGATCGTGTAACGCTTGCTGGCAAGCAATATATTGGCCCGAATCTTACACAGGATATGGTAAGAACCAATCGCGGCAACCTTGCCGGGCTTAACCGCCAGAAGGTAGAGCTTCGCTATGATCCCGACAATCCTGAATCTGGCATATGGGCGATAGATCCGCGCGATAATCAGGCAATCTTCCTTACGGCTGTTGAACCAATTTCTATGTTAGACGACGCATCAGCGGCAACCTCACTAGAATGGAAACGTAAAAACATGAAAGCCGTACGAGACGCTTACCGTTCAATGACAACGGATGCGCATCTTCTCTTTGAGCCTGAAAAATTTAAAGAGTTAAACGAAGCACGCACTGCCGCTCTTGTGTCAGACAGCGAAAACAAACCAGCGACAACGCTGGAAAAACAATCAATGTCAGACGAACAATTCCGCTCACTGGTCGCGGCGAAAATTACTGTCGAGCCAAACATCAAAGAAAGAGCAAAGCCTGTTTATCTTACGCCAAGAGATCGTTATGAATCATTAATTTTAACGATAGAGAAAAAAGAAAAAGTTTCCGCAGCGGACCTCGCGTTTATGGCGGAGTATGAAGAAAACATGACTGACGAACAAGCCGCCTATTTCGCGAGCGTCGTCTGCATGAACAAATAACAAGGGGTTTAAAAATGAGTTTAAGATCAGTTTTATCAGCAAACAAACTAACAATCGGATCCGCCGCGCGGATAATCGACATGGACAAAAGCACAGTATCAAAAATTTGCTCCCAGACCTATCCGAACTGGGAGCAAAAGGAACAAGAATGTATCCAAAAACTGGCAGATAAAGGATACACTAAAACTATACCAGACCAATTCTCTGTAGACACGGATGTGGTAGTAACCACTCGCTCGGTTGACGCGTTTGTTTCACTCGCTGACGATCTCTCCGATCCAGAAGGTTCAAAAAGTTCTTCCTTGGGCATGGTAATAGGTACCGCCGAACGAGGTAAAACACACAGCGCGCGTTATTATGTTGACACTCATCCTGACGCATGTTACGCGCTATTCATTGAAGGCTCAACACGAGTCAGTTTCCTTCGCGACATCTGCGAATCACTTGCGGGAACTCGACCTGTAACATTTGGCGCGTGTTTATCACTTATTCACGAAGCCTGCCGCCAACGCCGCCGCCTTATCATTATCGATGAAGCTGACAAACTTCCGGTTTCATTTTTAGAACTTGTCCGCGGCATCAACGAACGCTGCGCCGTTCCAATTCTTCTAACCGGCGAGGAAGGCTTAAAAGCAAAAGTCGACAGAGTTCCACGGCTGCGCTCACGCATTCGCCAGCCGGTTGTATTGTATGAACAAATAAACTACATCGATGTCGCCGCCTTTTATGCCAACGCCTGCGGTATCGACATCGACCGCCACATCGCGGAAACGCTAACCAAACGCTGCCGAGGCGCATGGCGCTCACTCGTTAATGACGCTCTGGCACTCGCAAAAATCGGTCGCGCCTCCGGCATCGCCACAGTCACACCCGAAATGATTGAGAAGTTAGGATAAGGGGGAGATTATGAAACATAAATGGCAAAAATTAAAAAACGGGGAAATAAATTCATTTGGTTGGTGGGAGGATATTCATAATGGTCCTATATGTGTTGAATGCGGTTTCAAACCATGTGAACATTGCAGATGTGATAAGGGATATGAAGATGATGAATGCTCTGGCAGAGATGGATTTAAAATATACACAAGTATCAGAAATTATGAGGGTTTGTTACTAGGAATAAAATGGAATTATAAAAGATTGTATATAGGATTCTTTATATTCTACATCGTTTTTGATTTCAACGGATTATTTCCTGCTTGTAAGGATGTATATGATGACTGAAATCCAAAAACAAAAAATGATTAAACTCATTCACACCCAAAAGACGCACGCCGGCATCGATGATGAAACCTATTGTGTAATTCTCATGGAAGCCGCCGATGTGCAGTCATCGCTTCATATGGAAACATTAAAGCAATTCAACGCAGTGATTACAGCGCTCAATAATCTTCTTATTGCACAGGGAAAACCGACACTGGGTGGATCCACGCAGCCGATTCCTCGTGATATTTATCCGCTCGTTAAAAGAGCCGAGCGCGTTCTAGGTGAAAACGCAAACATCCGTCTCAACGGTTTTATTCGTAAATATGGAAAAAGTTCAGTCAATGATCTTTCACCATGGGAAATAAGAAAGTGTCATGGGTTTTTAACAAGCATTGAACAAAGAGGAGGCAAATAATAATGAGGCGCGGAGAATTGTTTGATATTACGGAGTTACGCATCCCGCTTACTCCTGATCAAAAGAACATCGCTCTGCGCCGCATTATTGATGCTGCAAGTCTTGGCGCTCAACACACATACACACTCAAGGAAGCGTGCGGCATTCTTGGCATCTCTCGTGATTCAATGGATTTTTTAGTTCACACCTATCGCCTGGACGCTGTTGCTATTGGAACCATCTACCGGATCACATGGTATTCTCTCGCAGAGTACATCATTGACCCGGCAGATGATATCGATGAGGTTTTTGATGAATTTATTCGATCTCGATATAAGCCAGCTTGATTTAGAAGAAGCCAGAATAGCTCTTTCCGGTCATTCGTATGAACGGCTGCCCGGCATTCCGGCATTCTTGTCTAAAAAAGAATCCGCAGCTGTTCTTGGTGTTTCCATGAAAGTAATTAATCATCTGACAGAGTCAGGCGAATTGCCTCTGACCGATATACCAGGCGATTCCCAACCTATTATTGATTTATTTGGAAACGAAATAGAGCCACAGCACGAAACGTGCATCCTACGCGCTGATCTTGCTGATTATATTGAAAAATCACTCCTATGTAATAAGCCTGTTTTATTAATTACGGATCGGTAAGGCTCGCAAAGCCCCGTTAAGGTTCTGATAAAATATCAAATTGAGTTATAATTGCGGTTCAAACTCGGCGAGAATTGAAAAATAGATAGAGAGGAAATTCCGCCCTTAGGCGCCGTGACAGGACCCTTTTCATTTTTATTGATTAACGGCGGCACAGCCTACTCTGTCGCTAAGGGAGCTTCAACTGATCCTGAAATAATAATTCCCGCTATCCACGAAGGGAAACCTGTGGTCGCTATAAGAAATAACGGTTTTCAGTCTTATAAAACAATGATAAGCATTGTGATACCGGACAGCGTAACAAGCATAGGGAATTCCGCCTTTATAAACTGCGCGGATCTTGACAGTGTTACAATAGGAAGCGGCGTAACAAGCATTGGTAATAGAGCGTTTGAGAATTGTTCAAGCCTATTGGACATTACAATACCTGACAGTGTAACAAACATTGGAGAGAGAATATTTCAAGGCTGTGTTAAGCTAAATAATATTTCGATACCGGACAACATTACAAATATAAACAGCAGAACTTTCCAGAATTGTACAGGGCTTGAGAGCATTACGATAGGAAGCGGAGTAAAGAATATAGAAATTAATTCCTTTGACGGCTGTACAAAACTCGTCAATATCGATGTAAGCGAAAATAACGAAAATTACGCTAGCTCAGGGGGAATCCTCTACGACAAACCGATAACAGGAATTGTTTACATCCCGGTCGCGGTAAGCGGAAGCGTTGAACTGCATGACGCTGTAGAAATTATACATGAAAGAGAATTTTACGGCAGAAGCAGTTTAGAAAGTATAACAATGGGAAACAATGTAATTACCATAGGAAATGAAGCCTTCGCTAATTGCGATAATCTGACAAGCGTTACAATGGGAAACAGCGTTGCGGTTATTGGAAACGGAGCGTTTGAAAACTGCGCCGCTCTGGGAAGCGTAACAATACCGGGCAGCGTAGCAAATATTGGTAACAATGCGTTTAAAGGCTGCGGCGATTTAACAAATTTAACAATAATAAACGGCGTAACAAGTATTGGAGACAACGCGTTTTATGAATGTGAAAAAATCACAAGCCTTGTAATACCAGACAGCGTAATAAGTATAGGTAACAACGCGTTTAATTATTGTTCCGGCATTTCGTCGCTTTCAATAGGCAGCGGCGTTACAAACATAGGGAACGAAGCGTTCAGAAACTGTACAAACTTTACAAGCTTAACAATACCGAATGGCGTAATAACCATTGGTAACAACGCGTTCACTAATTGCTCTAAGCTGGTGAATATTACAATACCCGGCAGCGTAACAAGTATTGGAAACAGCGCGTTCAGCAATTGCTCAGGTCTTACTTCTGTTAATATAGGGAACAGTGTAGAAATAATAGGCAACGGCGCGTTCAGTAACTGCGCTAATTTAACAAACGTAACAATAGGAAGCGGCGTAAAAAGCATAGGTTACATGGCTTTCGCCAACTGTAAAAACCTTAAGAGCATTACAATACCAAATGGCGTAACAACAATAGGCGGCGCCGTCTTTGTCGGTACAGGTATTACAAGCATTTCCATACCTGACAGTGTAACTGTAATCGGTGATATGGCATTTAACAGCTGCTCTCTTACAAGCATTACGATACCAAACAGCGTAACGAGCATAGGACAGTATACATTCGCCAATATCAGCGGTCTTACGGCTGTTGTAATACCGAACAGCGTAATAACAATAGGCGACGGCGCGTTTATTAATTGCGCAAACCTTGCAAGTGTTACGATAGGAAATAGTGTAAAGAGCATAGGCAGCGTCGTGTTTGCCAAAACTAAAATTACAAGCATTACAATACCAAGCAGCGTAACAAGTATAGGTAATTCTGCTTTCAACGATTGTCAGCAGCTAACAAGTGTTGCAATAGGAAACGGCGTAATAACCATTGGTGATAATGCGTTTAATAAATGCGAAAAACTTGCGACAGTTACGATGGGAGACAGCATAAGAAGCATAGGTGATGGCGCATTCATGGGATGCTACGCTTTGACAAGCATTACAATACCTGACAGCGTAAAGAGTATAGGTAACTCGGCATTTGCTTATTGCTACGCTTTAACAAGCCTTACTATAGGCAGCGGCGTAACGAGTATTAGTAATGGAGCATTTTATAATTCTGCATTGACGAGCGTTACAATACCAAACAGCGTAACAAGTATAGGTGATCAAGCGTTCAGCGACAGCAATAATTTGACAAGCGTTACTTTTCAGGGAAATATTTCCGCAGAAAATCTTCTTATTAACGGAGCTGGTAAAACATCATTCGACGGAGACCTGAGAGCCAAGTATTTAGCCGGAGGCATAGGAACATATATTAGAACGGGTAGTTGGGAAAACTATGTATGGACAAAGCAGTAGGGGGTAGGAGTTTCTGACCACGGACCACATGTAACCGAGCCGCATTTGCACGGAGTTTTGTAAAAAGCCTCGTGTTGGTCCCGTGTGGTTCGTGGTAGAAATTCCTGGAAAGCGTGGCTGTTTTGCCTTCCCTTGACAAATCACTTTTGGAGCATATACTTAAAGTAGGGAAGGGGATTTACTTAATTCTAAGGAGAATTTTATGAAAAAAATGGGCAAAATTCTTATATTCGCCGTGATTTTTGGGGTATTTTTGGCTTTCCCTGCCTTCTCACAGGAGGAATGGTCAAGAACTGATCTCCAGGAGATATATTTGGAGCATCTTCGCAATGAAGGCTATGTTCCTTCGATAGATATTGACGGAGATATACAGTTTAAGGTATCAGGGGACAATTATTTCATCATTATCGATGAAAATGACGTTAAATTTTTTCAGATTTATATGGGATTTAGCCTTGGCAGCATAAACGCCGAGGATGCTTTTACAGCGGCGAACATTTCTAACAGGCGTTCAAAGGTGGCAAAGGTTTCTATTTCTCCTGACGGCAA